TACTTAAAGGTATAGTTTAGGTGGGTGTTTGACTGTCAACTAAAGATACAGTCACAAACTCACACAAATTATACCCACTTAACTAATTAACTACCAACATGTTACAGCATTACCTACAAGATAATTAACATTACCTATAATATAATCAATTTGACCAACATCTACGGTGTGAGACTGTCAATATGATTAATATTAATATTATATCACTGTCAAATTATACTTAATGTATCTGACTGAGTATATATATGTATAAAACATATTATATAACATTAATAATAATCAATATGACAGCATTATCTTGTACAATAATCAAATTAAAAGTATTCTTATAAGACCACATAAGAATATAAAATAATACTTTTAAGACATTAGACCACATCATACAAAAACACAACAATCCACAACAGTTTAAAGTTGAATAAATAAAAGTTGACGCAGTCAAGAAAAACATACAGTATATAAAATACAGTAATACATTTAACTACAATGGGAATAAAAATAATAAACCCCTACCTATTAAGGTAAGGGTATATTCTTCCGTGTTATAAGAATGGGTTATCTTCCAACCCGTCTTCATCATTAACAACAGGTGCAGGTGCGTCCACTCCATAGTCTTCCCAACTGAGGCTCTCAATTACTAAACCTGCAACACTTGGTACAATAGTTTTATTATCATCTAATAATGATAATGCAAAACTTACATTGTCCCCTGGTGCTACTTGCCCCCAAACGGTTTCATAGATAACACCAAATGCAGGTTTGTCACTTGCACTAATAATTATACACGTTTTATAACGCGTACTTTTATCACTCTTACTGATTTTAATGTTGTCGTTGATACTCTTTAACAACCCTTTTCCAAAAATGGTTTTCTTTTCCATAATCTTAAATTTATTTAATTAAACATTTATATCCCTAATAGTTTAGAGTTGAATAAAATAAAAGTTGCCGCAGGCAAGAAAAAAAGGGGATGCTATACCCCCTCTATTTGTAAATAATACTGCTATCACCCTCAGTTACAATTTTAAATGTATTGTAACCACTAATTATTTCACGGGTGATACCTGATGGTTCTACTAGTATAATCTTTACTAGTTTATCCCACTCTGGGATATTGCTTATATCTTCCATTAATTTTTTGTCATTAAAGGAATAGTAAGTTCCTTTTACTACTATTGTTTCCATAATCTTTAGTTTAAATTAATAATAGTTAAGAGCTGAATAATAACAAAGTAAAAAAGGGGCTATTAACCCCTTAGTAAAATAATTCATCTTCAACAATTTCTTCAATGCTATAATAAGCATCAAGAAATATTGCTAATTCTTTTTCATCCATAATAATAAGTTTTAGTTTATAGATAGTTAAGAGCTGAATAATAAAAAAGGGGATGTTATTCCCCTCTTTTATTAGGCTTCTTTAAATCTTATTAAGTAATAAGGTTCAGTAGCACTTGTTGGAACTGAATAGTGAACAAACTGAAATTTTACATCAACTCCTTCATCAAACCATTCAGTATTAGTAGAACAAATATCACAAGTTTCAACATTATATCCATTAGATTCCATAAAGGACTTAATAGCATTACGATAGTTAAACTCTCCTTTTTTAATATTTTGTTCTAAATAAACTGTGTCAAAATCTTTTTTAATGTTCATAATCTTTAAGTTTAAATTAATAATTAATAATAGTTGAAAGTTGAATAAAAAAAGGGGATGTTACTCCCCTTAATATTTATCTGTCTTTAAACATAGCAACTAAGTCAGCATGGTCATCATTACCATTTGAGTTTTCTAACTTAGGTAACTCAGGTAAGTTAACATCTTTACCTGAATATACATGCCAATCTATTGAGCCGTATCCTGTACGTTTCTCATGATAGGTTTCCATGACATATGCTTCAAGCATTTTCATCATATATGTATAATCCATACCTGTTACTTTATAATACCCATCAGAAGTAAGGCCATCAAATCTTGGTACATAACCCATAGTATCCCATGAGTAACCATCATTAAACATTCTAACTTTCTCTGCAACAAATGTGATAACAGGAAAAGGTATAGTAGCTTCTACCTCAATCATTTTTTTATACGTTATTGTTTTCATAATAAATAGTTTTAATTAATATTAATAATAGTTGTGAGCTGAATAAATTAACAAAAAACATAAAGGCTATAAGCCCTTACGTTTCTTATATTCATCAGAATATTTTTCTGAATCCGGAGCCATACTAGCACCCCAAATAAAGAAAAATGAAAACATGCATAATATAGCACATGCAGTTGGTGCTTTCTCTGCCCATGCTTCATAAGCAAAGACCCCAATAATGATACCTATGAAGGTCATCATTATGAATTGAAAAGAATACTTCATAATAAATAGTTTAAATTGTTAATAGTTTAAAGCTGAATAGACTAATAAGAGAAACACCCGAAGGTGTAACTCTTATGTCCCTAAGTGTTTATAAACAACCTAGTAGTAAACTAAGTTGTTCTGGACTCAATTGATCACTTTTAGTAAGTAACCAATCTTCCCTTACTACTGGAACACCATCTTCCATTCTTGTGCAAGATGTAGCAGTTCTAGCATCAGCATCCACAACCCAAGTACCTCTAACATCCATGAATGATGTTTCTGAGTTTTTTAAGTTCCATCCTTTTACTTGTTCAACAAGTGGATTATAAGAAAGCATGCCTTTTGCAAAGGATACTGGTTCCAATTCTACCTTTCCATTGAAGGATTCAGGCATAATTTTGTATACCCCAACTGTATTATTATACAGTTGTTGAGAATCTTGTGACTCTCTTGCATAACCATCAAGATCTCTTGACATTATGCTTCCCCTACTGCGTTCTAACACAGTGCTAACGGTTACTACAAATAAATTTTCCATGATAAAAATATTAAAGGGAGTAGCGTTATTAGCTTTGTACTCCCTTATTAAAATTGTTGCAGTGATTTATCCCAGTTTCTGCTGTGGGTTCTATGAGTGTGTAGTTTAATTATGAGTGATAGTAAAACACTCAATCCTTATACTCAGCTACACCTGAGTTTACTCCGACTATTGCAACCAGCCTTTAACTGCAACAATGTGTCCTGCCTCATTTCTGATAGCAGTAGCATCTGTCTTAGGAGCTATCACGTCAAGACGTGAATTTCCTAATGCAGTTAACACCATAGCAGATACAATAAACATTGTACCGTCAATGGTTGCTGGCATTTCAACAGCACCGAATGTTGAAGTGCTTATCTCTGCACCAGCAATGAACATTCCTGTTCCTACTGTTACCTGAGATACTCTTGCAACAATTCCTGATGTAGGAAATGTTGTTTGAACACCATCAACATCCAATACTATTGAATGCGGAGTTAAATTAATAATATTCATAACTTGAATAAGTATTAATTGAAAATGTGAGATAGACACCAAGCCACTATCTCTTTGGCAAGAACATTAACACTATAAATAGTTGTAAGTTGAAGAATTTAAGTTGCGAAGCAAGAAAAAATAAGTAAGGGTATAACCCCTTACTTAGTTCTTATTATCTCAAATAACAAGTTATTGCCACAAGGGCCAACTTGATACTTTACCAACACATTTTGTGTAATACAGGTGTTCAACATGGCTTGCACTTGTGATAGTGCAATAACTTTAGCACCTTCAGGTGCTGGTGTTGTTAGTGCAGGGTTCACAAGCACTAACACAATTCTAATATCTGTACGCATAATTTTTAGTATTTTTCATAATGGTTATGAGTTGAATTCCTTTAAACAATGGGGGGTACCACCTAGGCCTGAAGGGCCGGGGGGTTGTTGAATAAGGGCCCATCTCCATCTCATGCATATACAAAATGTGTACACCTCATCTTACTGCATACAATAAATCCGTAAGTGCATTTATTTATTATAGGTAAGGTGTATTCCGGGGAATTATTATATATTTGTATTAGTAAAATAACATTTCATAATTTGCTAGGTAAGAAAACCTCTGGAGTAATCTGGAGGTTTTGTTTTTATTATTATCTTTGTATCTTAAAATTATTTATTATGCAGTTATATAGAGAAAGGCCTAAGAGTGTTGAGGCTATACAGTATGATGGTACAGAAGAATGTGCTATTAAGATTTCCGGGTATGAGGATTTTGAGGGACACATTAATTATATCAATCATAAATTTGATAGCTTTTTTCTCACTACTATGAATGGTGAGATTAGATTAGCACCGGGGGACTATGTGATACAGGATTGGGCCGGTACATTTTCTTTTATGCCAGAAAAAAAATTTAATAGAATGTATAAAGTATTTGAATAATACTTATATTTGTGATATCATTATTGTTTTGCGATTTATAATGGTTATTGTTTTAATTGGTTATTAAGGTAAGTCTAGGTTTAAAAATCTAGACTTATTTTTTTGTTTAAACTTTAATTGTTTAATAAATTTATTATCTTTACTGGATAATTAAAACATAATATTATGAGTAAAGCAATTAAAAGTCTTAAGGGACGTAGAGTATTAATCAGTCAGCCAGAAAGAAAAGAATCTGTGATTGAATTAAGTGAAGCTGATAAAGCACACATGGATACTGAGGACATGAAGAAGTGGACCAAGTTAACAGTGTATGCAGTTGGTGAAGAAGTTAAAACTTTAGAGGCAGGTGATGTAGTTTACATTGGTGTTAATTCTATCAAGAATGCAGAAGCAATTGAAGTTGATGGAGGTATTAAGTTGATGGTAAGTGAATATGATATTGCAATAGTATGGTAGATATAGATAAACTTTGTGATCTCTATAATGAGAAAAGAAGTAATAGATATTATGATAATGCATTACCAAATTCTTTTAAGTATACAACTCCTAAGCCTGTACTAAAACCAAATAATGAATATGCATTATTTGATGTACTAGAAGCATGGGGACTTGATAAAGATTTTTACTTAGGTAATGTAATTAAGTATCTGGCAAGAACTGGAAAAAAAGATGCTGCTAAAGAGTTAGAGGATCTGGAAAAAGCTGAAGTATATTTAAAAAGAAGAATAGCTGAGTTAAAGAAATGAAATGGCTTTTGATATTATTATTGTATTCATGTGCATCAGTTGGTCCTAACTATAATCAAGGAGGAAGTCACAATGATGATATGGCAATGCGTAGTAAGATTGTATTTAAGGAAGACTTAAGAGTTAAAAACAAAATGATTAATACAAGAAGCTCTGCTAAAAAGAGTATACATAAAGCAAAAAAAATTAAAAATAAAAAATTAAAAAAGTATATTTGATTAAAATATTATTTATATATTGCATTAGCTAAAACAACCATTCTCTGATTTAAGCTATTTATTTGACTAGCTAGGTAAGGAAATCCCAGAAAATTAATCTGGGATTTTGTTTTTATATATATATTTGTAATGATGATTTAAATTTATTTTATGAAAAAATTTGACATGGGAAAATATATACTGTTTGCAGGTAATAATGCTACAGAGATATTTGATTACTATAAGGTTGATGAAATGCATGGGTTGAATAGGAAGGATGCACAAGCAGAAGAGGTAGATAAGACTACTCCTAAAAAAGGAGATGAAGGTAA